TAACCTGTGAAAGCATACTGTTATTTTTCCCAGAATTTACGGCAGATGATTTTCAAAAACTAGATCCTTGCGATTATTTTTCGTTTGTAACAGATATAGGCACAATGCGCGGCAACATTTATTCAAGAACGAGAAAAAACTGATTGAGGGGGGCGTAGAATTTAATAATTCTGCACCCTCCTTTATACAAACTGAACGAGAAAACAATTTCACAATTATAGATACCCTTTGCAATAGGTTTGTAGGGCTTTCACCGTTTGAGGTGCAAAATACAGACTTTGGCGAGGTTATGGATTTATATGTTGATTGTATAATACACGATTACAGAGAGAAAAACGGCAACAAGCAGCAAGGCGATGTATGGGTAACCAGCGCAAATGCTACTTGGCATTAAGGAGGTGGAATAATTGGCAGAGGAGCGCACTATAACTACTGTTTTTCGTGCCGATATTTCAAACTTTAGCGCAAGCACGCAGCAATTAAACAGATATGTAGCGCAAGTAAATAGCGAGTTTAAAGATGCTACCGCCTCTATGGGTAGGTGGAACGATAACGCAGAGGGCTTGCGTGCAAAAATAACGCAGCTTAATGGGTTGTATGATGCCGAAAAGAAAAAGCTTGCTATGTTAGAGGACGAATATAATAAGCTAACAGACGAGCAAAAGAAAAACACAAAGCAAGGGCAGCAATTAGCTACGGCTATTAACAACCAGAGCGCAAAAGTAAAAGAAACCAAGAAAAACATAGACTATTACACCGAGAGTTTAAAAGAGCTTGAAGATGCTGGCGTAGATACCAGAGAAGAGCTTGACAAGCTTAACAAGGAACTTGACGAAAACAAGAAAGAGGCAAAAGAGTTAGGTGGCGGCATCTTAAAAGATGCGGCTACGGGTATAGTAGGCATCGGCGCGGCGTGCATCGGTGCATTTGCCGCCGTAAATAGCATTGTAGAGGAAACTAAAGAGCTACGCACGCAAATGGGTATGCTTGAAACAACCTTTACACAAGCTGGGCATAGCGTAGATGCATCTAAAAAAACCTATGACGATTTATTTAGCGTTTTAGGTGATAGCGGAAAAGTAACCGAGGCAAGTATGCACTTGGCGCAAATGGCAAAAAGTGAAAAAGATCTTGCCGATATGTCAAACATTTTAACGGGTGTATATGCGACCTTTGGCGATAGCTTACCCGTTGAGGCGTTAGCGGAGGCTATGAACCATACGGCAAAGCTCGGCAGCGTACAAGGTAATTTAGCCGATGCGCTAGAGTGGGCTGGTGTAAATGTTGACGATTTTAACGCAGAGCTTGAAACGCTTAACACCGAGGAAGAAAGAGCAGCGCATATTAACTCAACGCTTAACGGCATTTACGGTGAAACCGCCAAAAAGTACAAAGAGGTTAACGCCGATGTTTTAGCGGCAAATGATGCGCAAAACAAATATAACCAAGCTATGGCAGAACTGGGCGAGAAAGCGCAACCTATTATAACAGATTTTAAGTTACTTATGGTTGAGGCTCTGGGCTGGATACTGGATAACAAAGATTTGGTTATAGCTGGCGTAGTTGGCATTGGCGCAGCCTTTGTAGCTTGGCAAGTAACGAGCATAGTGCAAGGCGCAGTAGGCGCGGTAAAAGCTCTTACGGCGGCTACCAAAGGGCAAACGATTGCACAAGCTGCGTTAAACCTAATAATGAAAGCAAACCCGTTAGGTATAATCGTTACTGCCGTGGCTGGTTTGACCGCCGCCTTTATCGTGCTTTGGAATAAGTGCGAGGGCTTTAGGAACTTTTGGAAAGGTTTTGTAAACGGACTAATAGGCGGTGTAAATGCGCTTATAAAAGGTTTAAATAAACTTAAAATTGATATACCCAAATGGGTGCCAGAGTGGGGCGGTAAATCGTTAGGCTTTAATATTCCTTTGATACCGAAACTTGCCGAGGGCGGTGTAGTAGACAAAGCTACGCTTGCTATGATCGGTGAGGCTGGCAAAGAGGTTGTAATGCCTCTTGAGAAAAACACGGGCTGGATAGATAAGCTTGCGACCAAGATAAGCGCAAAGAGCGGTAATACGAGCAAGACTTATAACATTACAAATACATTTGAGCGTATGGAAACAAGCCGCCTTGCTTTGCACAAGGCTAACTTGGAAATGAAACGCACTTTAAAGGAGGCATAATATGAAATTAACTTTAATCAATAAAAATAATCAAATATTAGACCTCCTTAACAACCGAGATAAATTTATATTATCTGGTGCAGAGGGCTTACACGGCGTAGAAACTGAAATAGCCGAAACCGAAACACCATATATAGACGGCTCAATAGTTGAAAGCGTAAAGGCTCTGCCGAGAGGGATAGAGCTAACCTTTACCTTGCGTGGCAATATTCAAGCGAGCATAGACTATATAACCAGCTTTATAAAAAGCAAGCAGTATGTAACATTGCGAGAAATTAACGGCGAGAGGGATATAACCATTAAGGGCATTATAACCGTACCGCCGTACTCTCGTATGTTGCAGAGTTGTAAAATGGTATTAACGGTATATTGTGCGCAGCCGTACTGGGAAGATATAAACTATTTTGTAGAAACTATAAAAGAGTTTTTAGATCTGCTTAACTTTCCTCTTGAGGGGCAGTATTTCACGGCAACGGGCAGACCGTTTGGCGCAATAAATCTTGACTTGACAAAGAGCTTTGAAAACAAGAGCGATACTGCCGTAGGTATGCTTATAACCATTGTTGCTCTGGGCGAGGTTGTAAACCCTCGTATAAGCTGCGATACGGGCGAGCAAAAGGGCTGGTATATGCAGCTTAATTTAACATTACAAAACAATGACGAGTTAAAAATAAATACCGTTAAGGGCGATAAGTATATAACTATTAACGGGCTTGATACTTACAACGGCGAGCCTATACTTAATTATCTTGAGTGGCAAGGCGATGAGTGGCTGCAGCTAGAAACGGGCGCAAACACCTTTAGCGTAACAACGGAGGACGGCGCAACTAATAGCAACTTGCATTTTAGTTTAATCTATAAGGGGCGGTATGAGTAATGATACCTTACTTGGAAATACGAGATAAATACACGCTTAAAACGGTTGCCATTGTAGAGCCGCAAGAGTGCTGGCTAGAGCTTTCTTGGCAAGATATAGGCGAATTTGAGATATATTGCCGTGCATCTAAAGCTAATTTAAACGCATTGCAGCCGATGCGGTATATAACAATACCTAATAAGCGGTTTGTTTGGGTAATAACCTCGGTGCAATACACCTTTACGGCTGGCGGCGCAAGAATGATAAGCGCAAAGGGCTACGAGGCAAAATGGCTATTGACACGGCGATGCGTGTTGATGCCTACGGAGTTAAGCGGAACTATAACAGAGGCGTTATATAGGCTCGTAAATCAATCACTAGGAACGGTGGCGGAGGACTACCGCAAAATAGTAGGTTTTGAGGTAGATACAAATAATTTACTTATTAGCTTAACGGGAACGCAAGCACCGAGGGGCAATTTGCGAGAGGTTATAAGCCCTTTATTAAAGCAGTATAACTGCGGCGATATTGTAGAGCTTGTAAACGGTGCGCTAAAGTATAGGATATTTACGGGCGAGGTTAGAACGCAAAGCGTAAAGTTTAGCCAGAGCTTGGATAACTTGCTTTCTAGTGAATACTATTTGAGCGAGGCAGAAAAAGCAACCTATGCTTTTGTAGTAGCAAAGCCAGACGATACCGAATACGGAATGGAGGCTGACAACGGCGGCACGGGAATTGACCGAGCCGAGATAATTATAGAAAGCTCAATTTCAAAAAAATATCAAGATGCAGACGGCGTAGACCTTGAGGCAGACGATGCCGAATATATTAGCTGGTTAAGTGAGGAGGGCTATACCAAGCTCGCAGAGCATACGCCTATTGAAGATATAAAGGGCGAGATAGATTTAATAAGCTCTAACTATATTTTTGATATAGATTTCTTTTTAGGCGATACGGTAAAGGTACAAGACGAGTATTTTAATTTTTATAAAAATACTAGAATATTAAAATATACATTTAAGCAAGATGCCAACGGCTACGGCGAAGAGGCAGAGTATGGAGGGTAAACAATGAGTAAGGCACTATTTTTTAACGCATTACCAGATGCGACAAGTATCACGGGCTATGATAGGAATTATAACGCAGACGATTTAAGCGACTTTTTAAGTATGGTATGCGATACGGGAGTAGTTAAGACTAACACCGTTGATGCAGAGCCGCAAGGCTTAAGGGTTGTAGCTGCAAGCGGTATGACGATCAATGTTAATGCTGGTAAGGCGGTAATTAAGGGCAAGGGCTTTATAAACGATACATTAGAAACATTTACAATAACGGCAAACGGCACGGCATCACCCCGTTACGACTATATCGTAGTTAGGTATGATAACAATGTAAGCGTGCGCAATATCACGCTTGCACTTGTAACGGGTACAAACACCAAACCTACCGCCGTAACAGACACGGACAAGGTAAAAGAGTTGATGCTTGCATATATAGAGGTAGCACCGAGCGCAACGAGCATTGCACAGACCAATATAACCGACACCAGAGGCGATGCCAAGCTTTGCCCGTGGTTTACGGCGGTAAAGGGCTACGATGATTATTACGATGCCGCAATGCAAACGCACGAAAGCACCGTAACACTCGCAAGCATTACAAATACCGTTATAACCGATTTGCCGAGCAAGCTTTATAATAAAAGATATTCACTTATAGAGGTTTACACTAACGGCATAAAAGAGCCAGAGGGGGCATTTAACGCCTCTGTTAGCGGTGGGTATGTAGTTATTACCTTTGCAGCGCAGAAAGCCGCACAGACGAAAATAACGGTTATTTTGAATAACTTTATTGACGGCGAGGGAATGACTACCGCACTTGCGCAGTATAGCACGCTCTTGGCAGATGTTGCGGCTCTTAAGACGGGCAACGAGTTTAACTATGTTTGCAACGGGGTAAACGATAACATTTTAATTAGCAATCTTTATAACAACATTGTTGCTAACAAAGCGGCTGCTGGTGGCAAATATAAAATTAACATTATCGGCAATATCGGTTTTACCTCGCCAGCGCAAGGCACTGGTACTACGGCTAACCCTTATATATGGTTTAGCTTGAATTACTCTAATGTAGATGTAATCTTGGATTTTGCGAATTGCGCCGCGCTTAATATACCTATCGCAAACGGCACGGATAACATTATTTTTGGCGGTGAAAATATAACGATCAAGAACGCTTATATAATCGTTGATAATATCAACACCGACACGGTAGCGGTAGTGTTTAGCGGCATAAATGGATTTATTCACGCTGAAAAATGCAGCTTTAGAATTTACGCATACAAACATAGTTGCATTGCATATCACGGTACTTTTGTACATTGTGACGGAGTAATAGCAAACACTATTAACAATTCGTATTGCTTTATACCGAACACAAATGGACTAATACGATTGGAGGGTGGCGAGTATAGAGCGTACACCAAAGATAGTAATGTAAATTGTGCGATATTGGGGCAAGGCGCAGCAGATGCCGTTAGTATTTTGAGAGGTGTTAATGCCTCTGCGGAAACAAGGAGCGGCTATTATCAAGGGTATGCTATCTTGCAGCTTTCTGGCGGTGGTGTGGTGAACTGCACCGACCTTATAACAACGCTACCCGTTTCGGTTATTAGCGGTATATCTAATGTTGTTGGTACGATCAACAAAAACAAGCTCGGTAAGTTTTAAGTAATGTGCGAAATATACGGGTAATATACAAATGCCCGTAGAAAGCCTATTTTACCGCATATAACGGCTTTGTTCTTGAAAGCACACGGATAAACAAACAAACCCCATAAAGCCTATTAAATCAAGGTTTTGTGGGGTTTTAATATTCTGCAAAATAGTATAAAAATGCCTAAAATAATGCTTATAATATACAAGCAATATACAAGATTAGTAGGTAAATAAATCAATAGCTTTTAGCAGATCCTCTGTATTAGTATCGGTGTAATGCTCTGTTATATCTGTATCACTATGCCCAACAATGCGCTTGACGGTTAAGCGGTTAATATTCAAGCGGTGCGCTTGCGATATAAATGTATGCCGTGTTTCGTGC